GCATCAACTCTTGCAGCATATCTGGGGGCATATCTGGAACTGGCCCAGGCTGAATTGTCCAAGGTTTATCGCCAGAAGTAGTTACCAATACATCACGAAGCCAGCTAGATGCCGCACGGCATTTATTGCTGGTAAGCATCATGTAGATTGTTGTACTACCCTGCTGAGTTAATTGCGCCAGCTTATCTGGTTCATACTGACCCCGACGTTGTCTAACGGATTTGAGCATCTTTTGCTCTGCTGTCGACTCTTTAGCAGTCCTAGCGGAAGTCCATAGTTCTTTTATATGGCCTACTAAACGCTGTACTACAGGCTCGTTATTAGCTGCAAGTGCGGCAGCTTTTTCTTCTTCAAGCATGTGTTTTATGGACTTAATAGGCACGATACCGCCTACCGAGGTGACACCAGGTGCATTTGCGCCAGTAATATTTAGTGCTTTCTGCATAGTGGTTATCTTAGCCTAATAATTTCGAATATACCTCTTACATACTAACACGTCAAGCCCAAATGAAAGCACTCTTCTGGATTTCTTTAGCTTTAGTTACTAACGTATCCCCACTAAGGTTGCCATCCGCATGAAGGCATGCATACTGAAAAGCATCAGCAATATGAGAATAGGAGTTCTTTTCCGGTTTTTCATCCGTTTCCCCGTTCGATTTAATCTTGTAGCGATACCCGCCTCGTAGTGCATTAATTAATTCTCGGCAGCTAGGATCAATTAGCAACGCTGGTTTGCCATCTACAGAACGTGTTAACAGCTTATCGACTGCACTAATACGTGCCACAATGCTGTTGGTTTTAGCGGGGATAACTCTAAAGCCTTCTTGTTTTAGGATATCGAATACGCTGCGCTCATCTGTCTGAGCTCTCTGGCTACCTGCAGGGTCGCCAATCACAATCATATTCATGCCTGGGAACTTGTTGGTTAATAATGGCTTTAATTTCTCACGCACAAAACGTAAAGTACCCATACCTTCTGAAGTTAAACAAGAATAGGTAAGAAATCTTCCCATTGGGTCTACTTGGCTAATGGTGCAAGCTGGTGTTAATCCAAAGTCCATACCTAAAATTAATGGATATGTAGAAGCTTTAATGTAATTTAATGGGCCTTTTGCTACATGGCTATCGCTATTAAATGCACGGAATACTGGTTGGCCGCTTAGGGATTTACCAAACTTCGCATTGATATATACGTCTACCCAGTCTTCAGTTTTGCCTTCTGCTAAGTTAGCGTAGTAATCATCAGGTAAAAAGTCTACCCAGTCTGCTTCAGCACTTAAGCCTGATGGCTGGAAAAAGATCTCGGCATTTTTTGGTGGCTCAGATAAATACTTTTCCCACCAGGTGTCCATGTCGGGAGGGTTTGTTGCTCCCCAGATATGAGCATTGGATAGACCATCATCAGTGACACAACCCACAGTGTTATCAAGCTTAGACGGATAGCGACCCAAACGGCCTTGAAGTGCATTGAAGATGTCTGGGGAGATCTCTCGAAATTCATCCAAGATGCCAAAAGATGCTTGTAGAGATAAAAGCCGACGAGTATCGTTAGCATCGTCCAAACCACGAAACAACACATCACATTCGACATCGCCAAACCTCATAGAAAAAGTGTAATTAGTCTTTGCATAGGCTCCAGCTTCACCATCGGGATACCAGCGCAAGAAGTCGGGAATACTTGTATCTCGTAACTGCTCTTTCGTATTACGTACCCAGATCGCTCTTGACCTGCGGATACCATCTTTACAAGGTGCCATACGGCTAGCGTGGTACGCAATCTTAATAATAGATGCCGTGGTCTTGGTACTACCAACTGGCCCAACGATTAAAGATACAAAGCTCTCTGAGGTAAGGTATGGCTCAACTGACTTAGGCGGAGTATACGTAAGTGCACTCATAGGTAAGTATTATTCATCAGCAACCTTTTTCTTTTTTGCTTTAGGTTTAACTTCTTCGATCATCTTTACGTCATCGACATGTTTTGCCAGTGTGTCGATTGTTTGCGATTTTTTCGACAAATCGCCATGAGTGCCTAAGTTAATCGTTACTGAAAAGCCCTGCCCTGCTACATTCGCTTGTACTTGGGGCTTAGGTTCCATATCTCCAAGCTTTGCTCCGAACTTCAATACTTCCAGCTTTTGCATCAGTGTCGAGTCATTACTTTTGGCTATGCGATAAACATCGTCATAGAGGTCCTCAGTGAGTGCTCTGACCTTCGTACGGAATGTGTAACCCGATGCCTCGAACTCTGCTCTTTGCTTCGCTACAGCGTCTAAAAATGGCTTCCATGTGGATAGCTGCTCCCACTTCGGCCCTTCAAACCCATAACGTGATGCTATTTCTTTAGGCTCCTCCATCCCCGTGGCCATTGCAAGCACCATTTCTGCGGGGATATCGAGCGGCACTGCCAGTCTTTGAGGCAGGTACTCTACTTCGTCTTCACTTCTTGACATCAAGATCTAAGCTCTTAGTCAGCATTTGACGAATCACTTCACTAATGGTCATTTGCTTAGCCATAGCTTGGTGTTGTAACCCTTCCCAAATGCGATCTGGCAAAAAGAAATTATGCCGTTTCATTGGAGTACTCATTACTCGGCTACTACTTCTACTGGAGCAGCTTCTGCAGCAGCTTTTTCTGCAGCTTGTTGCGCTTCCAATTGTGGGGTTACTTGTGCACGGATCTTGTTTACCAATGCTTCAACTTGGCCCATAGGTTGGGTAGCTAATGCATTAACAACGCCTTGTACTTCTGCGATATCGAGGTCTAATTTCAAAGCCATGTGTTTTCCTTATTTACGTTTTGTGGTTTTTACTGCGGGTTTCTTTACAACTGCTTTTTTCACTGCAGGTTTGCGTTTAACTTCAACCTTTGGTGTAGCAGGTGCTGGGGCTAATGCTGGAATAGAAGGCTTAACTACGCCTACAGGAGTTGCTTTAAAAAGCCCTACAAGTTTCTTTAGCATTTTTTGCCTTTAGGAGCTGGGAACTTAGGGCTTTTCTCGCCTTCAGCTTTCTCACCCTTTAAATAAGCCTTTTTGCCTACTTTTAACTCTGTTTTTTCTTCTTTTTTGCTCTCTTTACCAGCAAAAATCTTCTTCAAATTCACAGCCATGTTAGCTCCTTTGTGTGTTGATTCGACACATGTTAGCATGTTTTACAACAGAATCAAGGGCTTTTTTTACGTTTCTTCGCTTTTTTGAGCTCCATACGCTCATCGTAGTGGTGTATTCGGTGGCAATTTGCACAAAGTACTACACATTTCTTGATCTCTTCATATGCTTTTGTAAACATCCCACTACTTATCAACATATGAACGTTGTACTCTTTTTCTTGGGGGTTAACATGATGAAAATCCAAGGTGGCTGGGTGGCATTGTTTACATTTCCAGCAGTGTAGTCCGGTTTTGAACTCCGCCCATTTCGCTCGTCCTGCCTTTTTAGTCGCTGCTGTCTTAAGCTTTATGCGCTCTTTGTTTGCTTCGTAATGCTCTGCTGATTTTATCTTTAGGTAGCTCTTACGTTTTTCTGGATCTTTATACGGCATTAGAGCTTTTTGATCCAGTAACACGACTCTTTATATGCCCAGGGGCTTCTAGGGTCATACATTTTCATGCCGCATGAAATCAAGCTATTTGCGCTTGCGGGGTTATCTCGTGTATCAGTTACTACGTGAGTAAAGTCCAACTTCTTTGCATACTGCATTCTTGCTTTAATAAGTTTCTTTTGTACTCCATGTCCTTGGCAGACTCTTAATACTCCCGCTCGACAAAGATATCCGGTGCCATGCCACTGCGATGATTTAACTAATCCTGCAAACGCCACGGGCATGTCGTTGTAATACCCAATCCACCACCAACCTTCTGCTACGTCATACACGGTATCGCAAGGCAGACAGCTTTTCTGCAGCTTTTTTAGAGCTTGCGCTATTACGGGATTGAGTGGGTTCACTCGTTTGATAACGACTTGCATGCCGCTATGTTAGCTTGTTTCTATGCAGTTTGTTAGTAGTTACCCTAATATTTTTAGGTACGAATTACTCCGGTATGAAATCTTCCGGTTTTTTGGTAGTTTTGCGAACAACCTGTATGTCTACCCTACGCATGCCAGTTATTACTCTTCTTAATATTTTCTTTAGCTGGGATAACTTGAAGGTTCCAGGGGACATGAAGGCCACAAACCGTTTTACCTCTTAAAGGCACTATGTGGTCCACGTGGTACTCAACGCCAGTTGCCTGTTGTTCTTCTTTTGCCTTTCTATAAACTACTCTAATTTCTTTTTTATGCTGCTCTGTTAACCACGGTGGGGTTCGTTTTAGCTCTGCGCATTTACGGGTCTTTCTCTGCGCAGCCTGTTTGTCTGGGTTCTTTTCGATATATCTTCTCTTTGAGGCTGCCACTTTATCTGGGTTAGCTCGTTTCCATTTGCGTTTTGTCTCTCTAATTTTGTCAGGGTTTAACACTTTATACTGCTTCGCTTTTAAAGCTTTACATTGCCTACAATCAGATCTAAGCCCGTCTTTTGTGTCTTTTTGCTTAGAGAATTCTATAGTTAGTTTTGGTGTTTTACACCTAGAGCATGTTTTATACATACTAACATGTTAGCATGTGTTTGGTATTTTAAGGTGAGTATGCGTATATAGAACGTGTGTATGTACCTAAAAAATAGGAATCGCACTATTGCCAATACGTAAAGCCACCCCCCACGCATACCAGTCTAGCGCCACCCCCTGTACCCTCCTTACTTGGCGGTCTCAGGGCTTAGTTTATACAGGGTTGCATTATTTCTGTTAGCTAGTTTCACTGCAACATCACACTAATGGTGCTGATCGGGCGGATGAGAAGTACCAAGCTATCGGATCTCAAACCCTCCTCTTTAACAATTTGTAAACCCCCCTATGGCACTAGGGGGAGGCATGAAGATTCTTTACTAAGCTAGTTTTATATGCTCGGTTTAGACAAGGGATTTTCAACCTCCTCTTAACTATAAGGTATTGAATCATGAAAACATTAGCTAATTACATCGCTGAAAATGAAGTTTCTTTTGCATCTGCACAAGTCATCGTTGTAGGTAAAACTGTAACGGAGCGCAAATTAAGTGTTTTGCCTACTGCATCACCACAGGCTCGCACCTTTTTGGCTTCAACATCGGGTAAGGTTGGTGTGGCTTGCCGTCAAGGTTTGCGTGAGCAAGGCGCAGTTGAAATCGCCACTCAAGCCCGTCAAGGTAACTACAACCCTTTAGCCCAAGCTATTTCTGCCCTTACAGGCGAATCGCTCTCAATTCCTAACCGTGCCTCATTCGAATCACTGAATGATCGTTATAACGACAAACTCTTAGACCTTGAGTTATCAAGAGGTCGTGGCTACACCATAACCGTAAGTAAAAAGACTGGCGAGCAGATTGTCAAGCCATCAAGCAAGCGTGTTTTATTAAATAACGTCATTAGCTTGGTGAGTGTTGTGCAGGATATCGCTAAGTCCATTCAATAATCTAATAATCGGATTATGTCGTGTGCCGAGGGGAGATAATATTATCTCCCCCATTTAATAACTTAATAATGAGATTATTATATGAATAATGAGCAGTTAATAATGCGAGAGATAATCAAGGCTATTAATGATTATCAGCATATTATATTTAAACCTAAAGTTAATGTCGTGCGTCGTGTTCCCATGGGTACATTTAGTGGATTATATCCATTGCATTATTTAGTGGGTGATATTGGTCGAGTGCATCCATCAAGACCGCCAAGCTCCAAGACTACCAACTCGGATTGTATCTATGACCATGCTCGTACTTTTGGGATCAGGACTAGGATTTAGCCCCACTTTGCAATAATTGAGGTTTTAGGGGTCATATTATTCCACAATAAATGCACTTTCCTTATTCCATAAGGCCTAGCGGGTTGTAATAATTGAATTATTGAATAATTGATGTAAATGTATATGTTACGTGTGAGACGTGTTGAGTTATTGCGTGGTGTTTTTGCTTGCACTTGGGACTTCCACGAATTCTCAGATATGGGGATACCCTTTCGAAAAACTCAATAATTCAATTATTGTATACACACGTTCACGACATAGCCTTATCCATCATGCCTCACAGGGCGATTTGTAATAATTGAGCATTTCCCCCTCATTCAATAATTGCACCACTACATTTCAATAATTACCCCATCCACGCAATAACTTCACCATCAGGTAACTCTTTTTTTAGGGCACCTGTCACGATTGACCACGCAATGAACTTGATGATTAGGGTTTACCCCACTATCGAGTACCTACTAACATACATACAATTAACTTACTAACAAGGTGAGAAGATGACTAACAAACATAGCATTTCATACACACAACTACGTAACGAGGAATGGATAGCAACCCGAAATCAGTTGGCAGTATGGGTAGGTTTGACCGCAGTTCTATTTATGGGGATATATATCGGGGTGAATATATGAAAGCCCAAGTTAATGCCAAACATAATGCCCGAGTTAATACCCCATTACATCAGTCCCACCAATATTTCTGCACCGAATGTGTAGGTGGTTTAGTTAGTAAGTTAATGGTAGAAACCTTCAACAAAGCCAAGATGAAGCCATTATGTAATGCCTGTTTTAACCATAAATACCCTGAACACTTAATAACGGAGTAACTCATGACTAAGAACGAGAAACTAGTTGCCTATATAGAAACAACTGAAAACGCCCGTAAGTCTTATATCGATTCAGACTTTGATAGCGATAACACAGAGCATGAAGAAATCTATATCGCTGGGTATGTAGCCCATTGGAGAGAATCATTGAGCGAGGTAGAGCGCTGTGTCGAATAACAAACCTCACACAGTTAGCCAAGTTATGTGGGAACTCATGAGTGCGGAGCAACAGCAATCGATCATGTACCAAGAACTTATAGCGAGGCTAACTAGTAGGAAAGACCTAATGAAACCAGACCACAGAACCAGAACCTTAGTAGTTAAACCCATCGAACCTAAGCCACAACTAGATAACCCAAACACATGGAGCATAGCAACACTTAATAACCCAACGTATGAATACCTAGACTCACCCCAAGCCTTAGCCCATCGCATCCATGTATGTATGTTAGATACGTTCTTTGCACTTAATGATGTAGATGACGAGGTATCCAGAGCTAGGGCGAGGCTATCACTAAGCGAAGCACTCTATCTATATGAAGGTAAAGAGTTCAAAGGAGAACTATATGAGTAGGACTAATGCACTACAGAAAGAAGAGTTTTGGCAGGATGAGTTACTAGAGCCTAACTACCCCGAGTATGCACCTGATATATGGGATGAATACTTCCAGTCACGTGAGCACCGTATCAATGTACTAACCGAGTCAGCGTTCTATGCACTACTGGAGAAAGACGATAAGGCAACGTGCTTGGAGTTATTAAGCGAAGCCTTGGTATTACAGACCGATACATTTCAATCACCTGTCATAGAACGCACCCATGGAACTAACTGAAGCAGATAAAGCAACGCTAATTGAATGGGTGAAGCTAGGTAAAACACCAGAATTTAAAAAGCTAGCGCACACCAAAGAGTTTATAGATGCAATCTTGAGAATGTCCGAGCAGTACGGTAAACAGTGTTTCTATAACTATATAGACGACGCCCTACGCTCACAAGGTATTGAAGTAAAACCGCAAGTAAACCCGAAGTATGGATGGATAAGAGATAAGCCGTTACTAATGGAGGTTAAACCATGCCAATGATTACCGTAAGAATTAAGAATGTGTATGGCGAAGATAAGTACTACCCCGTGTGTGAGATGGCTAAGTTATTCGCAAGGATAGCCCACCAAACCACACTAACAGCCGCAAATATAAAGATGATTAAAGAGTATGGATATGCAGTAGATGTAGAGCAACAAGAACTAACAGTCTAACTAGCACCCCCAAATGAAGGACTTGTATGGCAAAAATCACTAACAACGAAGCACGTAGCTATGTAATGCGTAAGGAGAACTTTGACACCGTTAACGAAACGATGTTTGCTAAGACTATTGAAGATCACAAAGCGCATACCTACACAGTTTATTCGTATGGGCATCACTTCCCAATGTATGTCTATGACTACAAGACAGGCGAGTGGTACGGCAATAAGGATAAGTTTAGTAGGACAACAAGTAAGCACCAATCAATAGCTAAACCCCATGGGGTTGATACATGGTTTG